AATATAAAAGAGTTAAAGCAGCAAATCCAGCATATAAAGATCCATTTGAATTAAATGGAGTTGGGTGGTATGATAGAAACCTTGATAACCCTCCAGCTTGGTTTAAAAGAGATCCTCCAAGAAATGAGTATGATATGGATATTGATGAAGGAGGAAGACGTATGAGGCGGAGAAAAACTCTTCGTAGAGGTTCAGTCCGACGTATGAAACGTAGAGTTTAGTATTTATGCCTTTCGAGAATAACGGCGACGTAACTTCTTACCACGTCTAGTGTTACGACGACCTCCAAATCCTGTATTAGCAAGTAAAGCAGCAAGTTCATCTACATCTTGATCCTTGTGTACAAATGTAGTTCCTGTTTGAACTTGTTGTGTAATAGATTTTTGTTCTTTTTGTGAAATATCATTTAGTTTTTTAGGAATGATAGGTTCTTCTTCACTCATACGTGAGTCTCCAGTATCAGTAAGACTTGAAGGGTTTACAGTTCCACTTTCATCAACTAGATCTCTTGCAATTAGATCTGCAATATTTTGTTCATCCATCATTGGTTCACCTGTTTCAGGATCAATAACTGGTTCAAGTGTTTTTGTGTTAAGCACGGGAATTTGTTCCCAACCTGGGACTCCTGCTGCTAAAAGTCCTCTTCTCCAAACACGACGTGGACCTTCAATCATAACTTTATCAATAGATTCTTCAATTACATCTTTAATTTTTTTAATTTGTCCTAATGATTTAAATTCATACTTTTCCATAGGAATCTCTTTTGAAAAAACAATACGACGACCATCCTTTCGATTAAAACCAAGTAATGGTAGATTTTTAACAATCATCCTATCCTTCTCTTCATTTTTGAAACTGAAAAGAATCACTCCTTTATACGCCTTAGGCATTTGTCTATTGAAAGTATTTTAATCGCGACCACCTCCTTCCTTTCGGACCCACACAGAAGGCGCGGCATTCTTCTTTCTCAATGAAGAAGCGTTATAGTCATCGGCAGCTAACATTGCAGACTGGAAAGGTCTATTATCTGCCCACAAAGACTGGTCGCATAATCTGAACGGAGGGTGCTCAGACGCTTTATACCAAAAGACCTGATCTTCTAACTTGTTGGAGGAAACGTTATTGCAAATGACTAGACCTTCGTAGTTCTCAGTACATTGGTCCATGAAATCACAAAACATCTCAAATGTTGGAAACATACCTGCGTAATTCTCGTAAATTCTACGACGATTACCTAGGATATTCTCACGAAGAATGAATACAAAATCTACGTTGGTTCTCAAGTTAGGTGTAATACCAAGAGGATATTGCATTGTGATAATCGTCATCATATCAAGGTGCCGACCGTTCATAAATACGAAACGCGTGGACTCTTCGTTGATCCATTCTTTTGCAGCATATAAACAGTCATCTAAAATCATGAACGCACGAGGATCAAATACTTGTCCACTTGCTTTAGACTTCAAAAACCTCTGTTTCGCTGCAAACTGACGCTTAATGAAATTCTGGACTTTACCAGGTTCATATTTATCATGAATCAATTTGGAGGGAACAAAGGACTGGAAATACTCATTCACTGCTTCAGTAGGTGAAATCACTAATCCTGCTGGAAAACAATTTTGAACATTGAACAGTAAATCACGTGCTAAAAAGGACTTGCCTGTGTCTTTCTTTCCAATAATGACGATCATAGGACTTTTTCGTGAATCCATTTCACAACGGTCCTTGATCATGTCCATATTGAACTTTTTGAGTTGGAAATTCATCTTGTTCTTCCCGTCGTTTATTTTTTAACATTCATCACCGAGACATTTCATAATGGGAAAGGAATTAAGAACTACACCGGTGTCTCTTAAACTTCACCGTATGTCCAAATTAGATGGAAGTCATTGGTCTATGAAGAATTTACAACCCTTTTTTCCGTGTCTTGAGAAGTTGTTCAAGACTGAAACATTAGCAGGACTTCATGACTATGGAGTTAAATTGAATCAACCAATTGAATCCATTGTAGATGCAACTCATATTAGGGTTCGTGGACAGACAGTTCCAGTTCATCGTAAGACAACAATGATTTTATCACCTTTCAAAACGATGCGAGGAGATTATGGATCATTTGGTGTTCCTAAACGAACCGACGTAGCAAATGATCTACAAGAACGAATGCAGAGTGCCCATACAGCAGCATATGTTGGAGCAATGACATCGTTAGCATTATCTGAATCTGGTTGTCAACATTTTCCTAAAGTGTATGGTGTCTATGCAGGAGTTGCAGACTCACATACAATTGATATCTCAGACGACTATGAAGATTTAACAGAAAAAGGATGGTTTGCAGACAAAATTGGTAATACATTTGAATTGAAACTAAGAACAGCAGGTCATGATGCAGAGTTCAGTCATACACGTCGTGCAAGAACATCACTTGAGATTGGAGATGAAATAGAGTTAGGAGATATTGAAGATGTACCTGTTGATCATATTAGCGATCCAGAGTCCGAACGAGATGTTGAAGCATACGATGTTGCTTCATCTGAATCTCCTGAAATGGATGAAGAGGATGACGATGATGAAGATGTCTACGATATTGAATCTTGTGGATGCTCAGATTTGTTTGAAGATGATGATGTAGATGAAGACCCAGAACCATTTGCATGGGCAACATTCAAAGATGTACCTGTAATGACTACAGTGATGGAAGTTTGTGAAGGAACCTTTTATGATCTCATCAAAAATCACCCTGAACCAGAGAAACATGTTGCATGGGTTTCACAGATTGTCTTTGCATTGGCATTTGCACAGAGGAACTACGGATTCACTCACAACGATTTGCATGGAAACAATGTAATGTATGTTCCAACAACTGAAGAGTTCCTTTTCTACAAGCACGGTGGACAAGTCTATAAGGTTCCTACGTTTGGATACTTGATTAAACTCATTGACTTTGATCGTGCAATTGTATCCTTGCGTCTCACAGGAATGAAGGAACCTAAGTTGTTCATGAGCAGTCAGTTTCAGGAAGATGAAGAGGCAGGAGGACAGTATAACATGGGACCCTTTCACAACACAGAGAGACCCTATATTAGTGCTTCATCCTCTTTTGATCTAGTTCGTTTTGCTACGTCAGTCTTCTGGGATATGTTTCCCAAAGGACCGAAGCATGAAACTTCACACCCGTTATTTGAAATTTTGCTGCAATGGATGAAACAAACAGATGGTAGTTCAGTAATGTTCCGTGAAAAGATGGACAATCACGATCGATATCATGGATTTGATTTGTATAAAGCAATTGTGAGGTATTGTGGAGATTCAGCAGTTCCTAAGAAGGAAATTGGACGTATGACACAGTATCGCGCTACACCTTCTGCAGCACAGTTAGGAGATGCATTAGTCATTGACGCTTAAAACTCAGGTTTGCCTACGAACATTTCTTGTGCTGCAGACGTAACTGTTTCTGCTGCTTCTACAATTGTTTCCGTTCCAAGAGAATATAAAACGCCTCCAGTAAGAACACCGGATCCTGCAACAATCTTACCTAAATCCATGTAATCTACTTGTTGAACCTTAGCACGGCGATCCAACACATACAACAAAGCAGCAACTATCATCACGGCACCTACAATCATTCCAAGTGTTTGGTAGTCAGTCATTTGATTTTTGAGTGTGGATTCGTTTGGGAGCGTTATACGCATTAAAGATTGAGTTCCATAGTTCCAGTGGGCTTGAGTTCGGGTTCCTCAGATTCCTTTTCATCTGGAAACAAATCTACTTTAATGTCTTCACCCAACGTAATCTTAGGTCTCTCTTCTTCCTCTTCATCATCAGTCTCAAATTCAACTGTTTCTGACTCTCCAAATGTAAGACTTGGTTTTGGCGCTTCAACTGGAGGAGTTTGAACTTTTGGTTTGGGTGGTTCAACGGATGTTTTTGCTTGGAAATATGCCTTGCTAATATCCTTCCATGGAATGAAACTGTCAATCACTTCATCTAGGCAACCTCCAAGCATCACTTCAATATCACGACGATTACGTGACTGTTGTTCAGAAGTAACATCAATTGTCTTGAACAAATATGCATTGCTCCAGCATTTGCGTGCAGCAGACTTGTAGAGTGCAAATACAAACTTAGGAAGCGATGGACGATCAAACTCAATGTTCACATGCACTTCATCCGATTGCTGAAGAGAAGCAAACGCACGAATATAACTGACAAAGACACCTAGCAATAAATCATTCATGTATTCACACTTAGACGCCTTCTCAATACGTGACACTTCAGTTTCTAAGGTCTCATCGGTCCATTGAGGAACACGTGTCAATAAATTCTGAAAGGTCTTGAGTGTTTCACTAGGTTGCTTTGAACGAATACAGGCAGTCTTTGCATTATCATAGATGCTCCAAAGACCGTCTGCAATATGAGGAATCAGTACGCGACTGAGATTTTCGCGAAGGGATTGTTTGACAAAATCAGTGCTCATTTACTTAGACAGAGTGATTAGAGGAATGACAATA